GCGGTGAGCGTCATTCGCCCGCCGAGCATTTGGACTTCAAGCACCATCGCTTCAGGGTCATAAGAAAGGAGTTTCATGTTAGTAAGGTCTGTGGAACGTGTAGATTTCAACCGCAGTCCCAAACGACGGGCAGCGATTGAGCACCTTGGCGATGGATGAACGAGATGAGCCATCGAACTTGATCGACACTGGCCCCTGCTTGAGTTCGGAAACGTCGCCGCCATCTTCGACTGAGCCCTGAGCGTTCACTCGGTCCCGATAGACAGCCAGAACCGCTTCAGCGATCGCGATGTTTGCATCAGCCGGGCAAGCCGCTGCATAGCCGAACGTGCCCACGACAACCGCGCCGCGAACTGCCGAACTTCGAGGGTAACCGAGATCGATGAACAACTTGCGCGCGTCGTTGAGCGGTTCCAGCCAGTAATCGGAATTGACCGTTTGCGCAGATCCGTCGATCGTGAAGCTCGACACCGTGATGGCCGGCACATCGAGGACCATCCGTTGGCTCCGGCCCAAAAGCGTGTAGTATTGCGTCCCGGACTGGGCGACAAAGTTGCCATTCCACCCCGTCCGGGTCTCAAACTCAGAAATGACCCCATCCCGAATGTCGTCAAGGATGGCATCATCAGAAGCAGACAGCGTAAACGTGTCCGATTCGATGTAGGTCTTGATTTCGGCTGAGGTCCAATAAGACATAGGTTAGGCTTTCTTTTCAGGCTTCCAAAGCCCTGTGACGGCGATCTGAGCGCCTGCTTGCCAGATGCCGTCGTTCGAGTGGAGCGAACGGAAGAGGATTTCATCTTCCAAGATGTAGCCCGGCGGATCGATCTTGACGAGTGCGCCGGTTCCGTCCTTTGGGAACTCGACCGGAATGCGGGGCGGAATCACAACACCCGAGACCTGGACGCGGGACACTTCGACGAGGCCTGGCACGGATAGTTCGGGCTTGCCTTCGCCGACGAAGACGCGCATCTCGTGACCAGCTGGGGTCTCTTCACCGGGCCTGGCGGCTGGAGTGCGCTTGAAGCCCGGCGGCAATTTGTCTACTGCTGTTGGCATAGGGTTCTCCTGGAGAATGGCCCCGGAACCTAAGCGCCGGGGCCGATTGATGGGCCGTTTTAGACGGCGGTCACGCCCGTCGACTTCGCCACGTGACGAGCCGATCGAAGCTGAAGCGTCTCGTAGACCGTTGCGATCCACGGGTACTCCTGCGGGGCAGTGAGGGCGGGAGCAAGTTCCTGGAGCGTGTAGCCCTGGATCTGCTGATTGGGAGCGAGCTCGGGCAGTTGGACCTGCGGAAGAACCGACATCTCAATGACGTTGCGGCCGTCCTCGCTGACCTTGTCCGCGCCGAAGAGCATGGTTCCCGCCGGCACGAATCGCGACACGATGATGTCAACGACTTCGCCCGTGATCGGGTGAAGGTAGCCGGTGACCCGAAGGCCAGCGTTCGCGTTCGATTGGTCGACCAGGACGCGGAACACGTTGTTTCCGGTGCCTGCCGCCTGCATGAGGTTCTTGATTGAAAGAGCCTCTTGCGCGTTGATGCCGATCCAGTAGCCGGTCGAGCCCTGATTATAGAGCCGGGTCAGCTGCTGATCGATGTGGGCGAACGTCAGAGCGCCGACCGAGGTCTGCACCTGGTCAGTCGGAACACCGTTTGCGGTCGTGAACGAGTTGATGAGACCCGCGTAGCCGTAAGCGGTTGAACCGTCGCCCCAAGGCTCGTCGACAATCGTTGCCGAGCTTTGTACGATGGCGTGCTCTTCCTTGAGCATCAGCGTGCGCAAGGTGTTGGTCTTTTCCTGCGCGAGCTGATTCGTGAACGTCGCGCCCGTCGCCATCGCGAATCCGGTGATCGAACCGTAAACGCCGAGCAGCTTGTAGCTGGCTGACTTGGAAGCGTAGGCGGTTGCCGAGACGCCAGGTGCGCCGGTTTCAGCGAAGAACGAACGAACCGCAGCGACGTCGCCGCCGGGCTGGAAGTACGGTCCCTTCGTCACGACTTCCGAGGTTGTCGTGGAAATGGTGGCCGTTAGGACGACAGTGGTCCCGTTCGTGACCGAAGATACGATGCGGAAGGCGTTCGTCGTCGCGAAGTACAGCGAGTCGCCCGGCTGCATCCCAGCGGTGTCACCCACGGTCTGGGTGGCCGAGGATGCGCCCGTGGTGACGGTGGTCGTGAGACCATAGCCGCCGCCGTAGGTCGTCATTTGACGCCATGCAATAGCCGAACCAGCGCCCGGAGTTCGCGGGAAGCGGTTCCGGAACGGGGTATCGACCGGGGTCATCGCAAGCGCGGGGGCTTCGAGGTTCTCCCGGATCGGGAAGCCTGACGTGGCCGAGGTGATCTGTCGCTGAATGCCGCCCAGGGTCTTGGCGAACTGGGTCATCAGCGCGGACGCATCGCCCGTGAATTCACCGCGTTCGAGCGCGGCCATCGCTTCGTCGAGTTCGGCAAGAGGCACAGCCTGAGCCGAACGGTTGTAGATTGGCATCGACGGCGGCAGTTCACCAAGACCACCGGGGCCGAGCATGGGAGGCATGAAGATTCCGTTCATTGTTTGTTTCCTGGTTAGGTCGTGGCGCGGGACTGCAATGCCATGATCTTCGTCGCGATCGTGTGGCGCTCCTGGTCACTGGCCGTTTCAGCCTGTCGGGAAAGCTCCAAGATTTCGTCCTCGATAGAGGGCTGGTCTGCGCCTTCGCCGTTGGCGAGGAAAGTGCGCTCAAGGGGCACTTCGGTGAACCGCACCGCCTTCATGGGTTCAGGGGCTGATTCAAGAGTCTTCGCCCGCTCTATCGCGGCGGCTAGTTCCTGCCGCGCTGTAGCGAGTTCGGAGTCTTTGGCGGAAATTGCTTCGTCGAACTGGGCGCGGGTGAGCATGTCGCCCTGTTCAAGGGTTGCCGAGCCGAGCCGCGTGATTTCGGGCATCGCACCACGCGCCACGATCGGGCACACGTAATCAGCGAACTCCATGATGGCCTGACGCGCCATCTCGGCCTTGTCGCCTTCGCCGCGCTGGGAAATCTCCCAAAGGCAGTACGAAAGCGTGTCGAACGCAACCGCGGTAAGGATGTTTGGCTCGCGCTCGCCCATCTCTTCGGCGAACGAACTGCGCACGACCGGGGCCAGGGCCTCTTCGATCATCTCGCAGTCCTGAGCCTCCGAGCCTTCAAGGCGGAAGAGGACCGCGTCCTCGTCCTTGGGCCGGTCGACGAGCGAAGTTTCGACGTGGGTGCATGACTCGACATCGTTGCCGCGCATAACCCGAGGCTGAACGCCGACCGAGTACGCCTTGTAGACGCCTTCGCGGCACTTCTCCCAGGCCTGATCGTCGACAATCTTGGCGCGAACGACGAGGCCCTTCTCGTCCCACTTGGCTTCGACGGCCGTGCCAACCGCTGAGGGTTGGTGCATCTCGCGAATCGCGCCCCACTTCATGTAATCGGACGTCGCCGCTTCCATCGCAGTGCGCTTGAGCCGGATACCGCCCTCGCCGGGCACGGTCTCATTTACAAACGCGTAGCCTTCGACCTCGCGCGTCTCCTCGTCGATCCGGGTGATTGGCACCGTCAGATGAAGGGGTGCGATTTTCTGCGTCTTGTTCATGGTTGCTTAGGTTTCCTAATCAAATGCGAGCTTTCCAAACCCGCGTCTACGGTCTCTGCGCCGCACCAAATAGCAGTCACAGGCATAAAGGCACTTGGTCTGGCAATCGCCAGGGAATTGGGTCATGGCCGAAGCCTTGAACGGCCCCCGCGCTTGAACCGCATTGCAGTCCTCGCAGTTGGGCGTCGTCGTCTTCCAATCGATCAGATCGTCTGGTTCACAGGCCCCTATGAACGACTCGTTTGCCGAGCCACGCATGGCGTGGAGGTAGCTGTCACAGCGGGCCGCAACCTTCGCGCGGTCGAGAAGCCCGAATTCGTCTTCATAGCCACCCTCCGCGATCTTGTCGGCGAAGTTCTGAAGGTATTCCGCTTGCCGGTCCATCGCCAGAGAAGCCGCCTGAGCATCGACAATCTCATTGACCCGAAGGTCTCCGGCAAGGTGCCTTCCGAGCCCGATTGCCTTCGTGTGGCCCCTCGTCAGGATCTCGTCGGCGATGTCCGCGAACTCCTGGGGTCCGATGTATCCGGCAGCCAGCAAGTCGATCGCTCCGCGCAGCTCGTCACGGACCTGCATGACCATCTTCCGGTACTGCTTCTGGGTCGGAACCGAGGACCACGCAACCCGGTAAAGGTCAGTCATCGGCGGAAACTCGCGCGAGTCGATCCGCCACCCTGCCACTGACCAGCGAAGTCCGGAAGACCGTCCTCACCGCCTCGGCCGTTTCGCAACCCTGCAGCCGCGAGATAATCGCATCGGATTCGTCCGCGGTGATCGCTGGGTCAACGAACGAACACGCAGCGCCTCGCCGATCCCTGAGCCGAGACAGTGCCTTTCGCTCCCAGCGCATGAAGGCCGCCCGCTTGGCGTCTTCCTTGCCCTTCTGGCCAGGTGCCTGCTTCTTGCCGGGCTCGGGCTGCTCGACATCTTGGCCAGGTGCGTCCCGAATTACGTCGCCGCCTTCGATCGGGTCGAGCCCCGCCTCTTTCCGGGCCTCGTTGATAGTCACAATCGGACCGCCTGCCGCCACGACGAGCCGTTTCGTACGATCAGCCGCCTTTTCATCTTTCGAGGTGACGTTGACAGCTTCGACATCGGGGAACCCGAGCCGGGCAAGCGACTCGTCATAGAACGCTTTGCGGAACACGAGCAGCTCGCCGACGCCGAACGCGCTGGTCTGCTCCATGCTGCCCTCTTGGGAGACCTTGTACTGCTCACCGGCATACCCGATTGACGCCGGTTGAACACCCATGATCGAGCACGTGCGCCGCACGAGCCAGAGCTGGAAGTTTTCGAAATCCTGGTCTTTGCGCGTGCCCGTGTTGACCCGCTGAGAGCCGCCGGGCACCATCCGAAGTTTCCCGTTTCGCTGTTGAGGATCGCCCGCGTTCATGGCGTCCCAAACGACCATCCAAGCCTTGATCTGGTCAACCGTCCAAGACTCGGGCAGCGCCATCATGTCCGATGCCGTGTTGCCGGTGACGAGCCAGGATAGATTCCACTCGTCGGCCTTGATCCCCGACATTACCGCTGACAAGAGCCACTCAATCGGGCTCGTGAAATATGGCGTGTGGGTCTTCGAGTGAAGGCCCCGATAGGTCAACTCTTCGAGCCCGAACGTCGCGACCATCATGCCCTGAACGTACTGCTCGAACATTCGGCTGGGGTCGGTCCATCCATAGGCCGACACCCAAGGCCGAATCGTTGCCGCGTCGATCGGGATATCAGCGTAGGGCTTCCCGTTCTTTCGCTTCTGGTGGTAGATGGCCGAAACGCCAATCACCAACAAATCTTCCAGGATCTCGTCCTCGAACTGCGTTCGCAGAACCGTAGGGCCACCGCAACCACCGCCGGCACCGAACCATGCGTTGATCTCCGCCAGTGCCGCGTCCGAAATCGTCTTCTTGGCCTCGCGCGACTGGAACGAGAGCGGACATGCCTTGACCTCGCGCTTGAGCTGCTCGATGCATGACCGAAGCGGGTCGTACATCTCCGCCATCTGGCGAAGCGTGGAGGCGTCGATGCTTTTGCCCGGCTGCTTTCGCGGGCTCGTCGGCTGCGTGAACAGCTGCGGAAAGTCCCAGTGATAAGCGCCGACCGGACTCGACATCATCGAATCGGGCCATGCGCCCTGAGCCGACTGCGCCGGGGTGTTGTTCACGAGCCCGCGCATGACCTCGGCCATTGCCTGCTGACGGATTACCTCCGCGTTCACCGCTGGCTCGGGCTTCACCACCTGAAACGGCCACTGAAGTTTGATCGCCATAGGGTTATTGAGTCGTGGAGCCGTATCGCTCTTTCAGGTAGTCAATCATCGAAGAATCGCCAGCCCAGCCCGTAACCTTCAAATCGTTAAAGGCGTCCGCAGCCGCGTCGACCTGGTCGTCATATTCGTGCTGTTCGTCTTCTCTGAACTTGCGACACTCTTCGGTAAATGGGTGATTCCATTCACCTTTCACAAGAATCACATTGCCCGAGTTCACGGCATCCGCAAACCCTCGCGCTCGCGTTGCCTTCGAACCGGTGACGGGCTGAATCGTGATATCAAACTTCGAAAGCAGCGCGCGAAGCTGCTCGGCCTGGTCTTTCCCGGCCTGGCCAGGATCTTGAGGCAGATGGGTGCGCACACGCCCTGCGAATTTGAAGCGCTCTACTCCGCGCCGGATGACGTTGCCGCGATGATCGACTTCGTCGGCTCCCCAGATTTCACAATCCGCGTCTCTTGCGCAAGTCACTTTCAGCAACTCTCGCACTCGGCCTGATTCAAACTGGTGACGCTTGACATCGAGGATGTAAACAAGCCCAGTATTCGCCATCCCCATGATGAGGCCGGCAGTGAAGTCACCCCCGCCCTGGGTCGCGCCAAAGTCCCAAGCCCGGCAATACCGCAAATCTTTGGGGATCTCGTCGGGTTCACAGTACCGAAACTGCGTCTCATCGAAGAAGAACCCACTCGCGCCGCGAACCTCGTGCTGAGATTCACGCCGAAACGCTGGAAGCCCCCAAGTATTGATCTGGTACTCGGCAATCGCCAGAGATTGACCAGCCCATGTCGGGACGCCAGCAACGATCCGGAATTTCCGGACACCTGACTCGCCCTCGTAAGGCTCAACTTCGAGTCCTTCGACGGCCACTTCGATCGGCGGCACTTCCCTGTCATAAAGGAACTCGGCTCGGCCATCTACGAGCCTGGCTACCACGCCATTTTCGTGGACCAAGTTCTGGATAAAGAGAATGGCCGCGTTTTCCGATCCAGCTGGCAGGATCGTTCCTGTTATCGCCCTAACCTTCTTGTCGACAGTCTTTGGCGTGTCCTCCGCTTCGTCGATGTCGTCGAAGATGATCAGGTCAGGCCGGAACTCGTCGAGCTTGATTCCACGGGCCGCGGTGTCCAGGCCCAGCGCTTCAACATTGAAGCCGTTCGCGCACCGGAGCTGGTTTCTTCTCCAGCCTCGGCTGTTGCCGTATTTGCCGACTGAACGCTCGATGCCGATGCGCTCGAAGAACCCGGCGATGGTGCCAACGTGCTTGTCGGCTTGGTCTTGCGTACCAGAAACGTAGAGCACGAACCGCCTGGTCAGACGTTGCCCGATCCAGGTGACGCCAAGCTCGGCGGTGGTCGATTTCGCGCCACCACGGGGCCACACTTCGACCCGGGGCAGGATGCGCGCCGCGCTGAGCGCCGAGAACCAAGACCAGAGCCGAATATGGCGTTCCCCCATCGGGTAGCGGGCAACGCCGGGGAAGTGCTTGTTTAGCCAGGGGCCATACTCGAGCTCTTCCTGAACGCCATCAGTCCGAACCGCCCCCCGCTTCTCCAGCACCTTCTCCAGAATCGAGCGCGGCGAGGGCGGCGAGGATTTGGTCGGTTCCAAGACAGTTGAGGGCTTCGGCAAGTTTCTCCGGGCTCAATTTCGAAAGATCGACAGCGACTTCGGACTTTGCGGGCTGGTCGAGCCCGAGCATCTTGGCTTCGCGTTCGAGGAGCTTGACCATGCGGTCGATGGCTTCGAGCTGCTTCTCGCCTGCGACCGAAAGTGCCTTGGGCCGAACGGCGTCTTTGAGGGCCGCGAGTTCGCCAAGGTGAGACTCAATGTGCTCCTGGATGCTCGTCCTGGCTTCGCCGCGCCAATCTTCGCGGATGGCTTTGACATCTCGTCCGGCTTGGGTCTTTGAGACCCCGGTTCGGGTTGCGATTTCGGAGAGGCTGAGGCCTTCAAGCAGAAGGGCGGCGACTTCGACTCGCCTTGCAACAAC